CACCCGCACCGGGCGCTCATCCACGATCCGCGCCGGCGTCCCCATCTGCGCCCACACCACCTGGCGCTCTGTCGCCAAACGCACGCAGCCGGTCAGGCCGGGCAAGGCGAGCAGGATCAGGAGCGGCAGGATCCGAGACGACATGGGCGGTCTCCTTGGTGGTGGGCAGGAACAGATCGACGAACAGGCGCAGGATGCCGAGGACGAGAGCGGTGATGGCGCTACTTGCCACTTTTCACCTTGGTGCGGCTGGCGGTGTAGCCGAGGTTCGCCAGCAGGGCGAGCACGCCGCCAATGATCTGGCCGGCCATGCCGCCTTCGGGGACGGCACCACTGGCCAGCGCGATGCCGAGCACGGTGGCGGCGCTGCTGAGCCAGAACTCGGTCGACTTGTAGCCGGGCTTGGCCGGCGGCAAGCCGGCGGTGGCGATGAGCTGAGTGGAGGCGTTGGCGGGGTCGGTGGTCATGTTGCATTCCTCAATGGGTTTGTTGGAAGGTGATGGTGAGTGCGGCCTCATAGAGGTCGCCAGCGTGTTGGCGGCGGTCGATCTCGATGCGCGTCGGTGCAGCGGCGAGACCGATGGAGGTGATCAGGAGCGCACCGGGATTGCCGGCCATGCGCTCCAGCTCGCTCCACACCGCGCCGAGGCGGTTGCAGAACGCGAAGGCAGCCTCGGCATCGCTGTGCGTGGGATCGACCGCATCACGGAAGTAAGCGACCAGGGAGCCACGTTGTTCGAAGGGCCGCGCGTTGGTGATCAGCATGCGCTCGCGCTCGAAGCCATCGCTGAGATCGACCAGACACAACGGAACCGCCGGGTTGCGGACGGTGGCCAACACATGCACCCGTTCGAGTGCCTCGTCGTAGTCGGCCGCCCCGACCCAGGCCTGGAAGGCCGGCGACGAGGCGACCATGTCGCGCAGTTTGCCGAGCGGCTCGGCGAGGATGCCCTCGGGAAGGACCGTCATCGCAGGCGCTCAGGCAGACGGGTTTCTTCAATCGGCTGGGCCAGATGTAGGATCCAGGTCCACTCGTCTTGCAGCTCGATCAGGCGGATCGCCCAGAGTTCGCCCTCGCGTTCGATCTCGGCGGCACCGTTCGGATCTGGCAGGTCGCTGATGCGCACCACGGCCGAGGCCTGAGCGCGGTAGGTCGTCAGGCCGATGCCGTCGGCATCTTCGGTCTCAGGATTCACCCGCTGCCAGGTCGCCGGCAGGTTGCGCACGCTGCCATCGTCATCGTGGTAGCGCACGATCTCGCCATGGCTGCGCCACAGCAGCGGTCGAGCTTTGGCGTTGAAGGCTTGCGCGAAGGGACTGCTCACGAACGGATGTCCTGCTGGGTTGGTGGATGGATGGCGTCGTTGCGACTGGCGCGCAGCGTGGTCGTGACCTCGTGCAGCGCGGCGGTGTTCTGGCTGAGAGCGCGGATAAGCGTGTCGCGCATCCAGGCTTCTTGGCGTTCGATGACGGCGGTCATCCGCTTCTCGCGGTGGTGATCGCGCCACATCACGAACGCCACCACCACGCCAGCCAGGCCCCATTGCAGCCATAGCTCGCTGTCGCCGGCGACCGGCATGGAGACCCCGAGCAGGGTCACCATGCCGGCCTTGGACGTGGTGGCGATCAGGCTCATGCACCCACCGCCAGACGGACGCGAACGGTGGCATCGTTATCGCCGGCGTCGCGCACGCAGTTGCCGAGGAAGACCGCACCGTTGGCGGCGGTGGTGGCGACCTCATTGGTCGGATGCCAGTAGACCTTCTTACCGGCCGCGATGGCCTTGCCGCCGCCGGTGGCCTTGGGCAGATCGAACACCCCACGCAGTTGGAGCGCGCCAAGGTGGCCGGCGGGAATGGAGCGGGTGGTGATGCCGACCAGGTCGGTGAGGACCACCACCGCCCCGGCATCGAGGTCGGTGGCGGGAAGGTGGTCGATGGCGTCGCCCTGATGGATGAAGGTTGCGGTCATGGAGTGATCTCCGATTCAAGAAGTAGTGGGTGCGGTGAGAGCTGGGGCGGGGCGTGGACTACGCCTCGCCCTTGCTCTTCACGCCGCCGCGGGGTTCCTGCAGGGCCACGCCAAAGTCGTGGTAGCCGCGCATCTGGATGCCCAGCACGTTGAAGTCGGCGTCGGCAGTCTCGATCACCGGCGCTTCCTGGCCGTTGAGGAAGGCGGTCTCGATCACCGGCAGGTCGGCCGGGTCGGCGAGCAGATACCAGGCCTTGCCGCTGGCGCCCTCGTACTGGGAATTGGAGAGGTAGCGGCTGACCTCGGCGCGGAACTTGCCCTGGTGCGGGTTGGCCACCGGGTATTTGGCGTTGGACGAGGTGTCGCGCAGTTCCATGGACTTGTTGAGCTGGCTGGCGATCGCGGAGAGCGCCGGAGGCACCAGGACCAGGGCGGGCATCGCACCTAGCGGCTTGCCATCGGGATCGACCTGCTCCATGAACGCGGTCTCGGCCTTGGTCAGCCCATCAATGGACAGCGCGGTGTCGGCGCCGGTCAGGTAGTTCTTATTGGCGGAGGCGAAGAACGCAGCGTTCTTCAGGAAGGCCGACCAGAACACATCGTTGATCTTCAGACCCGAGCCTCGGCCGAGCATGCGCGGCACGGCGGTGATGGCACCGAGATCATCGTTGATGATGTCGCGACGATCGATGGCCAGCATCAAGCCGTGGGTGTCGGCCTTGTTGCTGTAGCTCTCCTCGCCCAGCTTGCCGTGCTTAAGCTCGCCACCGGGGGCCACCAGTTCGTACTGGTTGGCGCCCACCAGGCGGTAGCTGGTGACGGTCTTGAAGTCCGAGACCGACCGCACCGCGGTGACGTTGCGCCACACCCGCTCGACGGCGAAGAAACCTTCCAGCAGGAATTTGTTGGCGACGTTGGAAAGAATTCCGCCGAGGTCGATGGTGCTGAAACCGGCCGCCGCAACCGGTGCGGCGAAAGCGGCGCGCAGGATGGCGCGGGTGTCGCGGAAATTGCGACCGGTGTAGCCGTTGGCCCAGGCTGCCTCGAGGATCAGCTCCTGCAGACCGATGCCGCCACGGAACTGCTTGGCCGCCGCATCGAGATCCTTCTCGTCGCAGTGGTCCTCGGGCTTGGCTAGCTTGGCCGAAAGCACGCAGGCCGCTTCGAGCACACCGCTGGTGGCCCCGGAGCTATCGTGGCTGTGGATGGCCGGGGCCTGGGGCCGATCGGCGCGCAGGATTTCCAGCTCCGTCTTGGTGGAATCCCAGCCCTCGCGGATGGCCTTGGCTTCGATACCGGCGTGCTTGCCGGCGCACAGGTTGCGGATGGACGCGATGCGCTCGGCCTCATTTGCGGCAGAAGCGCGCATGGCCTGGACGGGATCGGCGGTGCCGTCGTCGTTCCCGGCATCGTCCGCATCGTCGGGCGGATCTTGGGAGTCATCGCCGCCATCATTCTGGCTCGCTTCGAAGAGCGCGCGCAGGTTGGCGGTCTGGGTTTCGGAAAGGTCGGCGAGGACGAAGCCCTGCGCTTGAATCCAGGATTCGAAGTCCATAGGGACGATCTCCGGGGAGGTTTGGGTGTTGGAATTTGTGGCGGCGATGACGTGTGCTTCGGTGTCGTCGTCGGCGCCGAGGGCGACGAAGCTGACCTCGCCAAGGGTGGAAGCGCGGGCGATATAGGCCGGGCCCTGGATGTCGCGCCCGTTGGCGCGAGCGGTCTTGCCCTGGGGCACGAACACGGCTTTGCGCACGGTGGCGCCGACGGAGGCCTGCCACGGGAAGCCGTTATCGGCGGCGGCTACGACCTCCTGGGCCACGCGACCCGCGCCCGAGATGGCACCGGTGACGGCGAGCTTGCCGTCAGTCTTGGTGATGGCGTCGGTGTGGCCGACGATGAGCGCGGCGTTGTGGTCTTTGAGAATCGGGCGGGGCTTGGCGCTGATCCGCAGGCCGGCCAGGTCGACCACGACCGGGTACTCCCAGCCGCCGACAACCATTGGTCCGCCGGTGTAGGCGGTCATAGCGAAGCGGCGCAGGCTGTCGGTCTGGTCCTTGCCTTCGGTCGCGGCGATGGGTTCCCAGGCGGCGACTGCGGTGATGAATCGGATCATGTTACCGGGCATCGGCCGGCTCCTCCTCTTCGACTTCTTCTGGTTCTTCTGCAGGCTGGGCATCGGCCGGGGACAAGCCCAGCTCGTCCATCAGCTCGCGTTCCTTGGCGCGCTGGCGCAGCTGGGTTTCCCAGTCCTGCCCGCGCTTGGCGTATTCGTCGGCCAGCGTGGTGGTGTGGTTGGCAAGCCGCGTCGCCTGGGCATTCGCTTCCTTGGCCGGATCGACGTGCTCGTTGCCGTCCCAGAACCACTGGTGCGACCAGTCGGTGCTGGTGAGGCGCAGGCGTTGCGGCAGGTAGCCTTCGATCAGCACTGCTTCGCGGACCCAAGCAGCAAAGATGCGATCCAGGATCACGGATTCGATGTGGGCCTGATCGACGCGGATTGCCTTGAAGTACGTCTGATGATCGAGTCGACCCGAGGCGTAGTTGTATCCGCTGGAATTCCCGGCTGCGATGTTGAACGGCATGTTCAGGCAGCGCGCAATTTCATTCAGAACTTCACGTTTAAATTCTGCGTAGGTCGCGGACGGGTGCTCCGCCTTTACCTGGCCCAGCTTCCAGCCGCCGGGCATGGTCATCAGCATGTTGCGTTCGAGTTCGATGGCATCCATCGGCTCGACATCTTCCGCCTCGCCATTGGCTGGCGCGTCGGTGTAAAGAATCCCTGCGAAGTAGGCCGCTGCCTTTGCGGCATCGAGGGTCGCCAACGAGTAATCGCGGAGCATGGCGAAGAGCGGAAGGGCCGGGGTGATCTCCGGGATGCCGCGGGCCTGACCGGGGCGCTCGTTGCGAAAGTCGTGGATCATCGCCGCGGCCGGCAACCGGTCGTAGTCGCCGCCGGCCCGCAACATACGCGCACCGGGATGTTCGCGCAGGATGTGGTACTCCACCACGTTGCCCCAGCGATCGAAGCGCAGGCCATCGACGCCGCGCTCCTCGCGCACGGCCACTAGGTTGGGCGTGGTGACCTGCTCGGCCTCGACCAGTCGCAGGTCCAAGGTGACACGACTCGGTAGCACCGGGTTGTCGGTGAGGATGCCGAAGGATTCCCCGTCCTGGGCCCGGGCGATGCGCAAGGTGCGCAGCTTATCGGCTAGGCCGACCGCCCGGGCCCAGGTTGCAAACTCCCGCTCGATGCGCCGGTTGTCGGCGGCTGACAAGCCCAGCATTTGCAGGCGTGGACCGGTGCCGATCACATCGTTGGCGAGGGTCAGCACGATGCCCTTGGCGTAGGAATTGTTGGCAACTTCGTAGCGGCTGCGGTTGCGCAGCACCCGGCGCACCTCGGCCGAGTTGGCAGCGCGGGCCGAGAGTCCATCGGCCATCGCCCAATGCCGGCGGCTGTTGTCGCTATGCTGGGCCGCATCGTAGCGGGCCCGCACCACGCGCCGTGGCGCAGCGCGTCCGTGCCGCCGGGGAGCCGGCTCCTTGGCCGGTCCGGAAAGGAGCGAACGGAGGGCCCGGAGCATCAGGCGCTCCCCGGCGGCACGATGCGAGAGAAGCGCAGGGCGCGGGGGCCAGCCTTGGCAGCCTCCCGGTTGCGCAGGTAGCGGTCCGCCTCGACCTGATCCTTCAGCGAGTGCTGCTCCATCTCGCCCTGATCGCCCTTGGCCCGCTTGGGGCCTGCGGCGTTCTCGGCGATGGCGTCGCTCAGATCGGGTTGCGGGTCATCAGGCATGGGGCGGGTCTCCTGGTTGGCAGGCGGTTTGCCTTGCCTTCCAGTTGTTATTCCCCGCTCGCGGCCCCGCTTCCGGACTTATTCCACCACATTTTGTTTCGACCTTAGTCGGCCATTGACCATATGATCCGTAAAGCTATAAAACGCATATAGACAAAAGGAGTAAACGATGAACTACACAGATCCCAGGACGGTCTTGACTCCAAAGGGGAGGATTACTGACCTAGATGTCATCTATGATGGCGGTGAGAATAGTTGGTCTCTTGCGTCGATGTGTTGGGATGGGACTGAAGTACTTGGAATGCGCTGGAATGGTGGTCTAAGCAACGGCCAACCAACCGTAGGAAATCCACAATCTCGAGGAAAGCCAACTTGGTTCGTCGTCCCCAGCGAAGTCGGCGATGCGATTAAGGAAATGCTCAGATTTCAGAAGAAGATCAAGGGGTAGACATGGGAGTCGACCCTTTCATTGAAGGCCTTATGTATCGTCTTGCTGATGGCGAAATAGACATCGATGGAGCAAGGGCGGAAATCAAAAGGCAAACAGACCAAACCCATGACCTTAAGCCATTCACAGACAGTCAGGAGGGGTTTCTTCTAGAATTGATTCTGAAAGAAGAAATCCCGCCTGATCAAGGAATTTACCAACTTAATATGTACAAGGCGGCTCTTGAAGATGCAGCGGCGCTGGATCAGGATGATGGGTTTTCGCTGGCTGATATGTGGGACGATTGAATTTTAATATCATTCGCCCCATGTGAATTTTCCCTGCCCTATCGACGGATTTCAGAGAGCTTAATGCGTCGATGCTCTCGGCCCGGAATGGCTGGCTGATTCTCAGACAAGTTGATGCCCAGCATCGAAGCCGCGACGGCGCAGCCGACCAGACCGTCCCACCAGTGATTATCGCTGGCTTCCGGGCGCAGCTTCCATTCATCCACGGTTCGCCCGCGGCCTTCGGTTTTCACGC